ATATTTGCTAGGTAAAAATGAAGCATACAGTAAAGTACTGGAAGAAATAACATTAACATTAACTAACGATTTATACAAAAACCTTAAATAATTATGGAAGAATTAACATTAAAAGAGCAAATAGATAAATTAGTAATATCAAAATCACTAGCTGTAGATAACTTAGATGCTGTAACAAATGCTTTAGATGAGTTGATAAAACAAGAAAAGCAACTAAGCTTACCAAAAATAAGTAGCGATACTTTTGATAAACTATTATCTATTGTAGAGGATTGTATAACTAACAATAGAATTGAAACAGGAAATAATGTTGATGTTTATTACAGCATAAACGACAATGAAATTGACGCTGAAATTACGCTAACTAGTTACTTTACTGGTGAAGTTCTTAGTGATATTAGAAGCGCTATAGATGAAAGTGATTTCTTAGCAATTATTGAAGATGGGAACTAGATCATTAACCAAAGTAATAAGAACCTGGGAAGATACAACAGGTAAAAAACACAGACAACCACTTACATGTATGTACCGTCAATATGACGGCTACATGAGTGGTCATGGTGCTGAATTAGCAGAATGGTTATCTGGATATGCAGTTGTAAATGGTATACCTTTAGATAAGTCTGAGCCTATGTTTAATGGTATGGACTGTCTAGCAGCACAAATGTTTGTACATTTTAAATCAAGCGGATGCAAAGATGATGGAACACCAACATCTAATGTGGGAGGTATATACTGTATGCATCCTGACGCTTCAGAATGCTGGGAAGAATATCTATATGAAATATCAGAAGAAGATAAACAAATACACCTAACAGTGTATGAAATAGATAGTAGAAGCGAAGCTACAGAGATATTTCATGGAACACCAGAAGAATTATTAACTAAATTAGAATTAGATTATGCTTAATACAGAACAAATTTTAGAACAAAATGGACTTAACTGGAATGTAGTTAAGAAACCCCTGCTTTATGCAGGAGAGTGCACAACAGAAGCTAATAACGGACTACACTCTACAGATTACTATGGTATAGTAAGAGAAGACACTGGAGAAGTATTTGCTACAGTAAAAGAAGCATACACTCCTACACAAAACCATACTATTATAGAAACTATGCAAGAAATTGCTGGTCAGAATGATTTAGAAATAGTAAAAGCAATGCCTTTTAATGAAGGTAGAAAAGTAATGGTACAGATGAAACGCCCTAACAATCATATAGTTATAGGTGGGCAAGATACTGAGCAATACATATATGCTATTAATAGTCATGATGGATCAAGTAGTCTTAAGTTTGGGTTTATGAATAAAGTTATATTCTGTCAAAATCAATTTGGATGGCTAAACTCTAATGCAATATCAGGTTATAAACACACACAGTCTATACAGGATAAGGTAAAAGAGCTACCAACTATAATTAACTTTACAGCAGAAGAGGAAAAGATTGCAGAGCTACAACACTTTAGTGGTCAATCAATTGGTAGAGATGCTATGGAAGAAATGCTATTTAGTCTTACTAAAATTGATATAGCTTTGAGTGCTTCGGAACTAAAAAGTTTTTCTACAAGATCTATGAATATATATAATGACTTACAGCATTGTATAATAGAGGAAACCTCTAGGGTAGGGTTAACTAAATGGGGTTTATTTAATGGTGTAACTAAGTATACTACACATATGAAATCTGCACCATTAAGAGATAATGGTAGACAGGAAAGTATTATTACTGGATCTGCTGGTAAAATGAACGAAAACGCATACAAGTTTTTGTTAAATTATTAAACAACATGAGAGGGGGCTAACGCCCCCTTTTACTATTATTAATTAATTAAAATAATAAAATTATGGGAGCAACAAATTTCGGAGATCTAGCAGTAGGTAGATACAAAAACGCGTCAGAAGCTTATAATAGCTTAGTAGAAGACGCATTACATGATTATGGTCATGATAGTTACAATGGTACAATATCAACAACATCAGGCTTTAAAATGCGTGATGATAACCCTAGGTACGGAACTAAAGCTTTTAGTAAGTGGGAAGATAATATGCTTGAATTTGCAGATAAATGGGGAGATTGTATTTGTGTAGAAATAACAGGAGCAGTTTTAAAAAGACTAAAAGAAAGAAATGGCTATAAAGGTAAAAAAGGTATCAAAGCTTTTTACTTTACTGGATGGGCAGCATCTTAAAATAATAAAATTATGAAAGAATTTAATTTAATGCGACTTATGGATAGTTGCTGCGTAACAATAGATAGAGAGTATTATGATGAGCTTATGGACTATTTACTTGAAGGTGATGTAGATTTAAACGAATTAAACATTGATAATATAGTAGTAAATGGGGTACAATTCCTAGAAATGGGAGCTCAGGGTCTACAAGATTTCTACATTTTAAAAGAAACCGACACTGGATGTTGGGTAATATAAAATAAATGAATTATGGAATACAAAATTGAAGGAAAACCAGTAGAACAATACTGGACAGAAAAAACTGCTAAACATTTAGTTGGAAAGAAAATAACAAATGTTGAATATATGAATAGAGCAGAAATGGAAGACTGTGGCTGGTATAAAAGGCCAATAGCTATTCAATTAGATAATAAATATTGGTTAGTGCCAATGATGGATGATGAAGGTAATGATGGTGGGGCTATATCCACTACATTTGAAAAATTAAAAATAATACCAGTAATATAATGATAGACGAACTACACAATCAATATTTTGAAGAATTATACAATTCTCAAATGAAATGCATTAATAATAGTGTAACAAGAGACGCTAAAAGAGTTATCTTAGATTTAATGAATGTTATAGTAGACAAAGCTCCTAGCAAAGAAAAAGATGGAGCTGTTGAACATGCTTTAGAATGGTTAAGCAACAATCCATCATGAAGTTAGAAGATGCTAAGATTAATTTAGATATTAATTTTACATTAGCCTTGGTGAAATGTTTGAGTGAGCAGCTGCATACTATGCAGTGGTCTCATTCTCATCAGGTTAAGCAAAAATTTAATAAATTACTTAAAGTTGCAAAACTTTATGAAAAAGAAATAGACAACTCTATGCATGAATCAAATGATGAAACTATTGAAAATATATATGATGCTTTAATGGATTCTATATGTGCGTCTAAAGAAATTGCTATTCAAGAATTTAAAAAAGATAATAATTATGAGTGATGAAGTTACTACTTGCTGTGGAAGCAGCTTTGAAGATAGTTGGATATCAGACTGTTGTAGTGTAGAAATGTATTCTGATTCAGATATATGCCCATCCTGTAAGGAGCATACAGATACAACAGGATATATATGTAATGAATGTGGAAATTGGACTGAAGATCTAGAAGAAAAATATGAATACGATGCAAGAATGGAAGAAAATTATCTTGAAGAAAAAGCTGATGCTAAGCGTAAGTATGGCGAATAATGATATATTTGTTAGCTAAAATTTAAAATTATGGATAACAATGAAATAGAAGAAACATTACTGGGCAAGCTTATAGTAAAGCCAGAATTAATAGATAAATACAGTATGCTATTGCACGAAGATTTGTTTGAGTATGATTTTAATAAATCTACATACCACGCTATCATAGAACTGCACAGTAAAAGTAAAACTATAGATATACTAACAGTATCTAAACTAATTAAAGGAGATAAGGTTGTGCTAGGATTATCACAGATGACTGATAGAGCCTTTGATTTTATGGAAGTAATAACATGTGTAGGCGTGCTAACAGAAGAGTTTCAAAAACGCACACTTACTGGTATAGTGCATGATGTACATAATCAACTAAGCAACAGAGATGAATTAGAGCTTATAGTTGGTAATTTAACTACAGAAATGTCAAAGCTACAAATAGGTAAGCCAGAGGTCTTAGGAGATATAAATTCTCAGATCAAAGATTTCCTAGATGACATACAAGTAAGAATGAATAGTGATGGTTTGCTAGGAATTGCTTCTGGATTTCAAGCTATAGACAGGTTTACTGGTGGTTGGCAAGAAACAGATTTAATTATTGTAGGTGGCGCATCGTCAATGGGTAAGACTAGTTTTGCGCTTGCCTTAGCTTATAACGCTGCTTTATACACTAATACTCCTACTGTTGTGTTTTCTTACGAAATGAGTGCATTACAATTGCTTAGAAGGCTTGCATCTATGGATTCTGGTATTAGTAATAGATATATTACCAATGGAACGCTAAACGATGATGAGCTTAAGAAAATACATGAGTCAATTTATGCTATACAAGAAACTCCATTACATATTGACGAAGGTAATATAACATCATTAAATTATTTAGTGCATAGGATTAAAGAATATGTAAAAAATAAAGATGTTAAGCTTGTTATGATAGATTACTTACAGTTAGTTAGTTGTAAAAGTAAATCTGGAACTAGAGAGCAAGAAGTTAGTCAAGTAGCTAGAACTCTTAAAAATCTAGCTAAAGAGTTAAATATCACTATAATAGCTTTAAGTCAATTAAACAGAGGTGTTGGTATGAGAAACAATAGTAAGCCAACATTATCTGATCTTAGAGAATCAGGCGAAATAGAGCAAGCTGCTGATGTAGTAATGCTTATATATCGTCCTGAGTATTATGGTATAGAATTTAACGATAGTGGAGAAAAAAGTCAAGGAACTGCTAACATCATATTTGCTAAGGGTAGGAATATAGGTGTTGGTGAAGTAACTTTAACTTTTAAAAGTGAAATAACTAAATTTACAGATTATGAAAAAATATAGATTTATAGGTAAATACCCAATGATAGCTGTAACGCTTATTGCGGCAGCAGTTTTTGTTGTAGGTCCTGTATTATTTTCATTGATTGTAGCAGGTATTATTGTACTTCCAATGTATTTAGCTGTTCAATTGTTTGGAGATAACGATTAAATACTTATATTTGCCAGCATATGAGTGGTAAAAATAAAGAGAAAACTACAATACGAGCTATAGTTTCAGAGATAGCACATGACTTAGGTATTGATAAAAAACTTGTCAGACAGGTGTTACTGTTAACATTTAAAGAAATAGCAGTAACTTTAATATTAAGAGGTA